TAGGAAGACAATCGATGAATCATTTAATTGAGGCAACAGAAAGTGGATCTTCCCCATTATTACAATACCCAAAATTTCAAAAACCAAATACTAACATTGATGAAATAGCAATGACTTCGCAAGTAACAAAATTTACCGATGAAAAAAATCTTGGAAAAATACCGCGTCAATATTTAATTGATATGTTTAGATCAAGACCAACTGAATTTATGACAGGTAACTTTAAAAATGATGCTAATAGATATTTACGTTTTTTACGCGAACAAGAATTTTTTGATCCCCAAAGTGATTATTTTTTTAAAAAGAATCCTGAATTTATAAAATATTCTTTAACAAGAAAACAACCACCTGGTCCAATAGCAAATTATAGAAGAGGTCAAGATTTGTCTCATGATGTACCTACGTTACTTCCAGAGGGTAGTAAAAAATTTCCTACTCAAAACCAAACCGTTCCTTTTTCAGGATCGGAAATTGGAAAAACACACTATTTACCTAAAAATGTAAATAGAGTATTGCAGCCTAAATTAGAAACCCAAGCTATTAATGCTTTAATTAATGAAGACTTTAATTTATTTAAAAAAATAGATCAACAAATGACAGACAATAATATTAGAACAACTATAACTCATCCTAATACAAAAGAAATGTTTCCCATGGGTGGTTATAAAGAAATTGGTTTTAGTGGTGGAGGATTAGTTAAGTTACTTAATAAACTTAAATTAACACAGAAACAAAAAGATTTAATTAAGCGTACTGCGTTTAGTGAAAATAATAAACGTGAAACAGGGCCCAAGGCTATTAGAGAAAAAAGAATAAAAGATAAACTTAAAAAAGTAGGGGCGACAAAGAAATGGGAATATGTTAAGTCTCCACATAATGATTCATTTTCAGCAGGAGGAATAGTAAGTTTATATGTTCGGTAAGTTAAACAAGTTAAAACAAGCTGCAGAATTTGCTAGCAAAGCCAAAAAAGCTTTTCCTATGAATAGACGTAAATTTTTACAAGGTGTAGGATCTTTAGGTTTGTCTGCAACTCTTCCTGGAGGAATAAAACTTTTACCTAAGGTAACGGAAGCTGCTGGTAAAGCACAAATGATGGGCCGTGCACCATGGATTAGTAGTATGACAACTGCATTAAAAACAGCTGTAGCATCAAAAGGTTCTACCTTTCTTCCTAATGGGGGAAAAATAAAATACATAAAGGCACCACGTAATAAATATGAGCCTCATACACTTGAAGTTAAAACAACAGACGGTGAAACTGACATTATTTCTTTTAGAGATGATGCTAGTGAAATTGATATAAAATTTGAGGTAGCAGATGATTTTAGTAACAACCAACATATTGTTATAGATAAAAAAACAGGTGACACGCAATTTGTAGATGAAAATTATTACATGACTTCACCAGAAGATTTTGCTAAAGACGATCCAATTATTTATGACGTGTTGTCTTCACAGGAAGACATTAGTAAACGTTACGGATTAGCTAAAGGTGATGCCATAGATGGAGAAATGATTGACAGGCTAGCTATTCCGGAAGATAGTGGGTATGAATATTTATTTGAAAGGCACGCGGATACATTTTCACCTTTTGGTAATTTGTTTAAAACAAAACAAAGCGCAGAAGCATTAAAGAAAAGTCAACAAGCAGCAAAACAAAATACAGAAATTAAACAAATGGATGATTGGGAATCACAGTTTAGAGGAGGCACGATGCACGGTTATAATATAGGTGGAATAGTTAATAAATTACGAACAGTTGGGTCATTAACAAAAAAATTAAATCCAACTAAACCTGTAGGAAAAATAGCTAGTGGTTTACAGCAAATTGCTAAACCTAAAACAAAAGCTGCTGATGAAGTTATAGATTATGATCTAACTGATGTCAGGGATGATATATATTTAAATACTCCTAAAGGACCTTATACTATAGCTGATCAAAGTGGAGTAAGAGTTCTAGATAGAGATTTTGAAACACTTGATGAAGCAAGAAAAGCTGTAACAGAAATGGGTGACTTAAGATTATCTGATCCTTCTACGTTTCAAATATTTGGTGCACGTCCACCTAAAACTGCTGAAGGTATAAGTAGAGCAGCACCTAGTGTATCATTATCTAAAGCAGATGATGCACGTATGCCAGCCATGTTTTGGAAATCACGTGAAGAAATTGCTAATACACAACAATCCGTTATGTCAGGGAAACAATGGCTTGCTTATTTAAAAAATAAAGGAGTTGGGGATATAGAACTTAAAGATACATCACTTGGATTTCATTTATCATCACAACCAAATGCTAAAATTACTAAAGCACAATTATTAGATGACTTTGATGATATTTCTCCTCAAATAGAAGTTAAAATGCTAGGATTACGTGATAACAAATCACAAATAGAAGATGCAGTTAAATTTGTAAAACAAACTACATCAAATCCACCAGTTTATATGGATTCTAAAACAAGAAGAATACTTAATACTCTTAAAAAACCTTTGAACAATATAAGGCAATCACAAGGAGCAACTGCTAATGATATTACAAGTCTTACAAATGTTTTAAATAAAGGATTTAAACAAGAATTTGGAATGGATCAAATTATTGGAAAAGGACTCGATCCTAAAATAAGATTACCATTTATGGCTAAAAAAACAGCTTTAATTTTTGATGATATACTTAATCAAGGTGGTATTAAATTTAAAGCAGCTGGAAAGCCAAAACATGCTGGAGATCAAACTATGCCAGGAGGTTCTAACTATCAAGAAATGCTTTTTTCTTATAAACCTGGCCGTTATCGTCAAAATGACCCTATTTACAATGAAGGACATGATTTTGGGGGTCAAAGACCTTCTAATATGTTTGTTTGGGTGCGTTTTTCCGACAGAACCGACGAATACGGTAGAAAATTACTATTTGTAGAGGAAATTCAATCAGATATGCATGCTAAAGCACGTGCTAAAGGCACTTACAGCACAGGATATGCTCCAAGAGGCGATTTATATGACCCAGATACGGCAAAATTAAGAAAAATCCAAGATCAATTACAAAATATTCAAGGAAAAGTAGATGATGCAGAAGGTTTGAACCTAGGTAATTTAAGAAAACAGCAAGATAAGTTAATTAAAGAAGCTGATAAATTAAAACCAGGTGGTAAAAAATATAAGAGTGAATCTGGTATTCCAGAAGGACCATTAGCTGATTCTAAAGATCACGGAAGATTTATAATGCAATATTTAATGCGTGCAGCTAAAGAAAGTGGAGATTATGACGGTATAGCACTTTCTAGTGCTAAAGTTAAAGGAAATGAAAAAACAGGATTTTATGATAAAATTATGATTCCTCAATTAAAGAAAATTTCTAAAAAAAGTGGTGCGACTTTAACTGATACTGTAATTGTTGATGGGCAAGGAATACCTTACGATAATATTCCTGTATTGCTTTTAAAAGATAAAAAAGGTATAGTACCACTTAAAGATATTTCCGTGTACAACAAAGGTGGATTAGTTGGCTGATCAAAGTAAGAATAATATAGATAAAGCATTAGAAGCATTAAATCTTGGTTTAGATATTGAACCAGGAAACGGCGTTGAAGTTGAATTAGAAAAAGAAGTAGAGTTTGATCCTGCGTTTGAAATTCAAGAAGATGGTTCAGCTATTATACCTGAAGATATATCAGAACAAAAACCAACAGAACACACTTCAAATTTAGCAGATTTTTTACCTGAAACAGATTTAAGTCTTTTATCAAGTGATTTAGTTAATCTTTATGAAAGTGATAAAGATTCAAGAAAAGATTGGGAAGATACTTACATTAAAGGTTTAGATATGCTTGGGTTTAAATATGAAAATAGAACTCAACCATTTGAAGGTGCTAGTGGCGTCGTACATCCATTACTTGCAGAATCAGTAACACAATTTCAAGCACAAGCTTATAAAGAATTGTTGCCAGCAAGTGGTCCAGTTAATTGTCAAATTATAGGTGAAATAACTCCTGAAATAGAAGATCAATCATCTAGAGTAAAAGAATTCATGAATTATGAATTAATGAATGTAATGAAAGAATACGATCCAGATATGGATCAATTATTATTTTATTTACCTTTAGCCGGTTCAGCTTTTAAAAAAGTTTATTATGATGGTCAGTTAGAAAGAGCTGTAGCTAAATTTGTATCTGGTGAAGACTTAGTAGTTGACTATTTTGCTACTGATATTGAAACAGCTCAAAGAATAACTCACTGTATAAAAATGAGTGGAAATGATTTACGTAAAAATCAAGTTAGTGGTTTTTATAGTGACGTAGAAGTTAAATCTGGAGAAGTAGACCCATCTGAAGTTAGAGAAAAAATTAATGAGTTAGAAGGTAATACTCCTTCTTATGGTACAGATAATGAAGAACATTTATTATTAGAAATGCATGTTGATTTAGATTTACCAGGATTTGAAGATCCTAGTGGCATTAAACTTCCTTACATTGTTACTATAGATAAATACTCTCAAGCAATTTTATCTATAAAACGTAATTGGGATGAAGAAGATAAAAAAAGAAACAAAAAACAATACTTTGTACATTTTAAATTTCTTCCAGGATTAGGCTTTTATGGCTTTGGTCTAATACACATGCTTGGCGGATTATCAAGAACTGCAACAAGTGTTTTACGACAGTTAATTGATGCAGGTACTCTTGCTAACTTACCAGCAGGTTTTAAAGCACGTGGAATGCGTATAAGAGATAATGACGAGCCTATACAACCAGGTGAGTTTAGAGATGTTGATGTAAGTGGAGCTTCTATTAGAGAATCTTTATTACCTCTTCCTTTTAAAGAACCTAGTGCTACTTTATTTCAACTATTAGGATTTGCAGTAGACGCAGGAAAATCATTCTCAGCAATAGCTGACATGAAAATGGGAGAAGGAAATGAACAAAATCCTGTAGGAACTACATTAGCTATTTTAGAACGTGGAACTAAAGTTATGAGTGCAATTCATAAAAGAATGCACTACGCACAAAAAATTGAATTTAATTTATTAGCTGACGTTTTTCAATCATACTTACCACCAGAATATCCATACATGGTTAAAGGTGGAGATAGAATGATTAAACAAACAGATTTTGATGATCGAGTTGATATTATTCCTATTAGTGATCCTAATATTTTTTCTATGTCTCAACGTATTATGTTGGCACAACAACAATTACAATTAGCGCAAGCTAATCCACAGTTACATAATGTTAGAGAAGCCTATAGAAGAATGTACATGGCAATGGGTGTAGATAATGTAGATGCTATTTTAAAACCAGATCCTAATATGCCAACACCAATGAGTCCTGCTATGGAAAATGCAACGGCAATGAGAGGTGAGCAACCTAAAGCTTTTCCTCAACAAAACCATGTAGAACATATGAAAGCACATGCTGACATGATTGCTACACGTATGGTACAAATTAATCCTCAGCTTTATGCAATGATGGAATCACATATTATGGAACATATTGCTTTATTAGCAGCTGAACAAGTTGAACAACAACCTGAGATAGCACAACAAAATCAACAAATTCAAGCAATGATGCAACAAGCACAACAAAACAAACAAATGGCTCCGCAAGCACAACAAGCACAGCAACAATTTATGCAACAAAAAGAATCTCAAATTGCTACTCTTGAAGCTAAAATGGTTAAAGAAATGGTAGAAGAAGAAAGAAAACGTGCTGAAGAAATGCAAGATGATCCTCTTGTTAAACTAAAACAACAAGAAATTGATTTACGTGCATTAGAAACTATGCTTAAGACTAAAGAAGAAAAAGCAAGAATAAGTAAAGATTGGACAATTGATTCAGAAAGAATTGATTTAGATAGAGATAAACTGGAAGCTCAAGTAGGTGTAGACTTAATTAAAGCTCAAGCAGCAGGAGCTGACCTTAGAAGTAAAGAAAAATTAGCAGCTTTAAAAGAAAATATGACTACTATTAGAGATTCAATGAAGGGAAATAATAATGATAAATCCAGAAAAGAAAATTAGAGAGTTTATAGTTAAAATTAATAATTTAGCTATAAAAGAAGCGCCTAAACCTGAAGATCAACTTTTGTTTTGCGCGTCAATGGTTTCTGTGGTACGAAACCTGTATTTAAATAATCTTGGTGTAGAGCAAACTAACATTATATTTGAGCAACTTTCGGCTAGTTTTCAAATGATGGAAGATTTTTACCCAGAAGAAACGCCAACAATTCATTAGGAGAAAAAATGGTTAAAATGTCGCCCAAAAAAGCAAAATATGTAAGAACTACAATTGATGATGTAAAAGATGCAACTAAAAAAATGAGTCCACATCAAGACCCTAGAAGTAAAAAATCAGCCTCATTAAGAAAAATGATTGATAATGCTAAAAGAAATGATGGCCTTATGTTAGATGTTGATCAAACAACATTTTATGAAGCTGTAGTTAAGGTATGGTTAAACCCTTATGATCTAGGAAAAGGTACAACATACAATAAAGTAATGAATTTAGCAAATGATATATCAGGACCAAATCAAGGATCAGGTTATTCATATGTTTTACAGCAAGCTAAGTTAAATCAGAAATCTGCTACAAGAGGAGCCTTAATCAACTTTTTAGATAATTTAATAAAAGAAGATAAAAGTAAGTTTGAAT